CCATCTTGTCTGTATACAAACCCTAACTGGTTACCTGGTGTTGGTGCTTCTTCATATATAAATTCTTGTTCCTTAAACGCTGTGCTTACTATTTCAAATGCCATGCTCCTACCAGCCACAGATTTTGTAAATGTGTATAATGGCACATCATTTGTAGTAGTTCTAAATCTATATTGCTCTGTAGGTATGCCTTGTATTGTATCAGCGCCTTCACTTCTACCAAACTCTGTATTGTCAGACATAGCAGAGTTAAGAATTAACACAAACTGTTCTGCCCAGTTACTGTTTGTAGGATCATTCCATTTAACAGTTTGTTGTGCTAAGTTTCTACCATTACTATCAATAATATTTTCTGTAGTTGATATTGTATTAAATTTTAATAAGCCACTAGATCCTATATTTCTTTTTGCGTTGTAGGACAACATTCTAGCAATTCTAAGAACACTTTCTTTACGCTCTGCTAATTCTAAAAAGTTTTCTCTACTTGCTAAATCTAGTCTGAAACTGATACTTTGGCCTAAAAATGCTACTGCATCAACTAGAGCCATGTACTCAGAACTTTCAATATAGTCATTGAAATCTTCAGGATAGTTTTCTCTTAGATAAGAAATAATTACCCTGCGGATATTTTCAAAATCATAAGACTTAAAATCCGCATTTCTAAACGTCTGGTAGATGCGAGTCCAGTCTTGATTTAGTATTAAATTGTTCTGTCTTGACGTTGTGCTCATTAACTATATTCCTATTGTAATATTTAGCCCTTGTAATTAAGTGCTTAGTTTATAACCGAGTTATTTCTATCAAAATTAAAGCGCATTCTTTCAGTTACATTAAAAGGAACATACACTACATCTGCTTCAATTCGCATGCCTTGTTCTGTGCTGTCAACACTAACTCTCTGAACTACAACTCTAGGGTCATAGTTTATAATAGTTTCTACATCTTTGGCTATGATATTCTTTACTTCTTCGGTAAACTGTTCAAAGATCATATCCCATATTACAGTACCAAAGGTTGGATTTTCTAATTTTTCGCCTTTTCTTATGTAAAAATTGTTGATAATATCCTGTTTTACCAAATCAATGTCATATAACTTAAATCCGCTTTTTTTGTTTTTTGAAGAGAACCCTCTGTATGTAAACGTGTTCGCTCCTGCAGTACCAACACTTGCTTGGTTAACTGCTACTGCTTTTTGATTGTATAATTTTTTCATATACTACTCCTTTGGTTCTCTGTCGGTAAACGTTTCATTTTGTGATGCAGGAGCATTATTCTCATGCAACGGCCACGGCTCATGCATAGGTACTCTTTTCATTATTGTTTTTATTGTTCCGTCAGTGTATTTAAGTTTAGGCCATCCAACAGCAGGATTTGTAAACAATGTTGTATGTAAATGCAAGGCAGTAATAGTTGCTGCTTGTCTTGCTTCTTCTGCTTGTCTTGCTTGCGGACCATTCATGTGTATTTCTGCTGCTGTCTCAGTATGATTGCCACCACTTAATATATCTGTTGTACCACCGGCTGTATATGCATTGTTACCATCTGTATTCAAATCCAGATTACCAGTAGTTTTTATAAGTGTATCTCCAAATACTTTCAAGTCAAGATCATGTGGAGTAACTATTCCATATCCTGTAGCAATTTTTGTAGAACCTATTACACTGATGTCTAAAGATCCGTCAACTTTTACACCTTCTGCATTTTCATAATTTCTAGTTTCTATCTTACCATTAGCGCCAATTAGTATGTTTGTATTGAATGCACTTTCAATTTGTATTCTACCTGATTCATGTTCATTTCCGTCTTGTATTTTAGATATAGGATTTCTATCTGCATCTCTTCTATGTAATTCATCAGTTGAAACATATTCAGCAGTTGCTTTCATGTTTATATTTCTTCCGGCTTCAATATTGACATCTCTATCGGCTTTGATGTTTAAATCATTTTCAGTATGTACACTTATACTATCTGCTGCGTACACATCAATTTTACCATTTGATGTCATTTCAATCCATGACGTTCCTCTAGAATTACCAATATAAATTAAGTCTTCTGAGTTATGTAATAGTATCTGATGTCCTGTTCTTGTTCTTAGTCTTGTATATTCATTATAAGGAACAGTTACGTCACCTTTTTCGTTAGTCTCCTTTGCTTCTTTGTCAGCAAATCTTTTTTCTATAACATCAATATATTTTACAGGACCACTGGCTGCTGGTGTTTGTCTAACATATCTATCATCACCATCATCCATAACAAACTGTGTACCGCCAAGTCTACTTACTGCAACTCCTGTAAGTGATTGATTCTCTGTTGTACCAGTTGTCATTCTTTTACTGCCGTCTCTCCAATCTAGAGGTCCAGGAGTAGAAATACCAAAAGTAGCATTAGGAGTTTGTCTTCGAGCTGAAGTAGTGGTAACACCACGAACATCATCTTCTAAAGTTCCTTGTTCAAGAAATCTATCTGCTATTGGATGAACAGGTTTTTTAATTTTGTCTGGGTCTTTTTCTGCTTCTTCTTTATTAAATCTTTTGTTTATTTCACCTGTAGGCAGTGGCTGTGTAGTATCAAACTTTTCTTTTTCTCCCTTGGCGTATTCTACCTGTGTGGTTCCTGCAATTGCAGGTACCATGTTGTTTGCAAAGTTAGGTGGTAAACAGGCAAACCAATAACCTTCGCTAGGATCGCCGTCAACAAAAGTACACATAATTGTTACACCTACATCAGGTGGAACAAACCACATACCGTAAGATTTTTGAGTGTCGTTAAAATCATCATTATTATTCCCCATAGCAGGGAAAGGAGTGTATCCAAAGAATGGAGATGCATAGTTAACTGTATAAGTTTGCCTGTCTGCTCCTATATCATTACCTTGTGATTTTAAAAGACTTACACGAAGTCTTCCGTTAAAGGTAGGATCCATAACACTAATAATTTTTGCAAGAAAGACTCCGCTGCCTAAATTTACGCCTGCGGTTTCTTTACTAGGTTTTCTTCTTTGTATTGCCATTTTTATTCCTTATGCCGGGCCGTAGTCGCCGTCATCACCTGGTAAGTCAACATTAATTTCTTCACTAACATTAGTTTTATCTTTTGATTCACCTTTTACTTTTACAGTTGCATTACCTTGTGTGCTTGTAGGTAGTTTCTTACCATCAAAGTCAGTTGGCTGTGCTTGCATTCTAATACATTGTAGCTCTTGCTTAAACGTTCCACCTTCAAATTTACTTAAAACTTTAATTACTCTGTAGATACCACTGAACGGACTGACGCCATCATTAAATTCAAAACCGCCAGTTCTTTCATTTACATCTGCAGGTGTTCTAAATGTAATGTATATGTAAACGTCTTGTCCTTCATAATTCATAGTACCATCTTCAGTTAATAGGGTTGACGATCCTGATTCAGCAGCAAAGTAATTACTTAATCCACTATCAATTAAATAATAGGTATCACCTAGTATTGTAAAATTTATTTTTACTAAGTCAGCACTTGTAACATTAATAAATGCATCTTGGAAACTTTGTGCAATTTTTTGTTCAACATCTACGTCTCCTGATCCCCCTCGCAACACATTAAACAGATCAGGATTTTTCTTAACTTTAGATTTTCCTAAATTTGCAGCCTGTGCTGTAGAGGTTTTGCCTTTCTCTAACTCTACCTCTTTCTCATTGCTTTGGCTTGGTCCTTTATTATCCTTATTTTGTTCGTTTTTTGTTTTAGATTCTGACTGCGGGTTTGCTCCACTATAAAATAGATAGTTAATATCAATATCAAAACTTAGTATTTCTGTATTCTGTCCAGAATATATGTATTCGTACTTTTTAACAATATTTTTTTCTAATATATCATACCCAGGAGGAATTGAATTAGGATTACCAAATATACTAGAATGCACTTTGAAGGGCACAACTCTAAAAACATATTTTTTTGCGAAGTCGCCAATTGAGGCATCATAATCTAAAAATTCAATCTGCGTATCAATTTTAAACCAGTCTATCATACCGTCTGCTCTTGTAGCCTTTTGTGTTGCTTCTTTGGCCCATGTAGAACTTAGTATAACTTGTGTAATGATATCTGTTAATTTTTGTTTTTGTGTAAAATGAAAAGACCTTGCGCTTTCATCAATTTGCATTATGCCTCTATTTACACGGCCGGTTTTTTCATCAACAACATCTTTGTCTGTCTTGAAAGGAAAGTTACCACCACGTTTCGCATCAAACCCAAATTTAGATTTTGCAACAGAATTGTTACCTATGTTTTGACTTGTTGTTGCATCAACTTCTGTTCCGCCTACTGATTTTTTATCTGATTCAGCAGGATTAAAAGTTGCGCCAGCATCAGCATCATTACTTGATTGGTTTTGATTAGTAAATCGTTGACCAGACTTTTCTGGAAAATGTATTTCGTATCTATCTTTTATATCATATCTACCTTGCTTTACTGCAAGTTCTTCATTTTTATTAAGCAAAGCAACTAAACTGTTTCCTCCAGTTGCTAAAAGATCTCTAACCGTACCTTTCTCTTCTTGTGGCATTGGTGCTGACCCTGTTGTTACACCTATGTTAATATCTGTAAATGCTGTATCTACAGTGTCTGAAAATCCTTGATGATTATAAGGATACGCTTCTACAGCATACTTACTTCCAGTTTCGTCTACACTAAAAGTAACTTTCTTTAATTTTAAAATAAAAAATTTAGGTTTAATTGTTTTTTTAATTTTAGAAGATTCATCAAACCCTATAATATCAAGTTTTAACAAAAAAGGACTATCTAAGTAATTTGAGTAGCCTGCTTTAATTGCGGCGTTCTGTAAACTTTGCAAAAACAATCCCATCGAATAAGGTTCTAGTACATCAAATGTAAAGTTAATTGCATTCTGATTTCCTGTTTTAGGGGTTGCAGCAATTATAGATGTCATATTAAAATTATCTACAAAATATTCTGGCTTACCATATTTGGTGTTTACTCTTTCTGCGTCGCCTCTACCTGCACTACTAAAAACAATACTAGATTGCAGACTTGCAGTCCTAGTATCTTTGAAAGTTACTTTTTGACCCATTTTATAAGTGTCAACATTTACTGTAGATGAAACATCATATGATTGATTTGCAAAACTCATACCAACTGCATTTCTGTATAGGTTAGGATTATTAAATTGTTTAGGTGTAAGAACTGCCATAGTCCATAAATGGTTTACACTAGCAAACTGTCCTAGAGGATTTGGTACTATGCCATTTAAACTTGTGCCTGATGATCCTGCATTAGATGCTGCTCGTTGCGATATAGCAGACTGTGCTGCTGCTTCGTCGCCTGCTCCGTTTTCCTTTGCAGTTTTATCTAGATCTACTTTTGCACCTACTTCTTGTTTAAACGCCTCAACAAATGCTTTGGTAATTGCTGTGTCTGTTTTTGTAGGTTGTTTTTTTGTACCATCTGGTTTCTTGTTCTGATAGGTTTCTAACTGCTCCTTAGTGCCATAAACCTTAGCGTCTTTACCATTAATTCTTGTGGTAATGTAAGGTTGCTTTCTAGTTTCGTTAGTAATATTAATATTCGCGGCGGTGCCAGTTGATTGAATTCTATACTCTATTAGGTCTGCCATGCTAGACTCCTAAAAATCTTTGCAAATTAGATTCTTTAGGTATATAAATTTTTGTTCCAGGAACAAAATCATATATAGGATCTTTAATTGTTTCCATATTTCTTTGCACAAATACCCACCATAGTTTAGCGTCGCCATATATATCGTATGCTAATAAATCAGGACGTCTATTATATTGATTCTCAATAGTATATAAGTAATCGTCTGCCTGTGATGGTACAGGTCTGATGCTTAATAACTCAAGATACAAACTATTTGCAGGTGTTGCATGATACGGAGACGATTGTTTATAAGTTGCCATATTATAAGTACCCCAAGCCTGATGGTGTTTTTAAATTTCCTTTAGCATAGTCGGTTAAACTAAACTGTCTTAAATTTCTTCTATTGTAAACCGGTTGTACGGTTATATTTACACTACTTGTAATTGGTACCCATGTGTTTGTACCAAAGGCGTCACAGCGTTTGTAGTTTACATCACCATCTAAATCAACACTAAACGATTTTACAACTACTGGAATGTTATCAAACACGCTTGCACCATATCCTGTTAATCTACACACTGGTGGTGGAGCACCTACATTTGCACCTTGACCGAAAAACATCTTGGTCATTGTTTTAAAGAATGTTGTCATTGCTATCCAGTATGCTGCTTGAGTTTCATCTTCACAAATAAAAGTACCACTGATCATTATTTCATCAACCTGTGAATTTTTGTAAGCCTGGAACGGATAATTGTTGTGAATAGGATCAATTTGTGTATAGTTTGCTTTAGTAGAAAAAGTAATATCAGGAAGTATAGGAAAAACTACTCCCGCTGACTTTTGTAATAGTTCAAATTGCGGGTTACCAGGGAATAAACTCCAATCACAAGCAATTCTAACACGCCAGTCAGTACCGTTTTTAGGTATAACTTGTATACCTTCTCCTGATGATTGAAAAAGTTCTCCGCCTTTAGGTATATTAGCACCACGCTTTAAACTTAAAAAATCATTTAGTGCGCCTGCACCTTGTGCTATTTGACCTGCTAAGTTTTCTGCGCCGCCTGCAAGATTGCCTCCGGTAAATTTGCTTGCAAGTGATCCTATTTCATCAAGGCCTTTTCCTATTGCTCCGCCAACGTTGCCTGCTATCCCTTCGATTACACTACCAAAACTACCTACAGTAGTCGATAATGAATCAAGCATACCGCTTTCTGAGCCACCGTCAAGATTATTATTGATGACATTGCCCATACCTGTGGTTACTTTATCTAATAGTTCGCCGCCAGCGCTAATTGCACCATTTAATCCGCTGCCAATGTCTCCACTTAATTTTGCTACTGTTGCGTCAAGTCTTGCCTTTTCAAACTGATTTCCTATCTTAGGGTCGTTGAAGGCCGCTTCTGCTAAAGTTATGGCTGCTTGCGTCTCTGCATCTATTTTTGCTACCAATTGTGATATTGGATTAGTTGATAAACTCATTTTGGTAATATTTCCTCATCATTTGATTACTTTACTCTATTTATTTCTTTCATTATGTGCTATTATAATAAATATTAAAAAGTTCTGGAGAACATATGAGAAAAGTAAAATACCTTAACAATAGAGACATATTAGCACAAATACACAAGAGTAAATCCGCATTCTGCTCCTTCGTAGATAAAGATTTTCATCAATATGATATTATACTGCCAAGTCTCGAAAAGATTAACATTAGAACTACAGCCGAAGCAAAACGCAACCGTGCTGCTAGACTTGCGAGAGCAAATCACGAAGCAGCCGTAATGGCCGCTGGAAAGAAGATTCCTGCTAAAGAGTTCAATATAGATTATAAAACTATGGAAAAAACTGATTTAATTTTCCGTATTATGACGTTTGAACACGTTCCGGAAGATCTTACAAGAAAGAAAACTAAGAAAACAGTTGCAGACAGGCATGTGAAAGTTAACTTTCCTCCATACCAACATTGGAAATTTGATGAGAAGGACAATCTGATATGTGTAGGTAAAAGTCACTGGGAAGGTGGTATGGAGAACGGTTTCTTCAATCCTAGAGCAGGTAAAGCAACAAATGAACTTGCTCGCATGTGGATGAAACTTTGTGAAAGATATGCTACAAGAGGAAATGTACGTGGATATACCTACAATGACGAGATGAAAGGACAAGCAATTCTACAACTTGCACAAATTGGATTGCAGTTTGACGAATCTAAGTCAGATAATCCGTTTGCTTATTATACAGCCGCAGTAACTAATTCATTCGTTAGAATCATTAACATCGAAAAGCGAAACCAAAATATTCGTGATGACATACTGGAAATGAACGGCATGAATCCTAGTTGGTCTAGACAGGAATCAGGTCGGAATAATGGAATGGAAGCACCTATTACTATTACTAAAAAATCCGAAGAAAAATAGACTTGACAAAACCCCTAAAGTTAGTTAAAATAACATAAGGAGAATAAATGCCGTTATTTAAGAAAGCAGCCTGCTTCACTGATATACATTTCGGAATGAAGTCTGGTTCAAGAATACACAATGCAGATTGTGAAGAATTTATAAAATGGTTTTGTAAAGAAGCAAAAGCCGCTGGTGCTGAGACTTGTATATTTTTAGGAGACTGGCACCACAACCGTGCGACTACAGACGTCAGCACAATGAACTATACTGTTAGTAATCTAGAAAGACTTAATGAAACATTTGAAAAAACTTACTTTATGGTAGGTAATCACGATTTGTTTTACAAAGACAAACGTGAGATTAATAGTATTGAGTTTATGAGACTGTTTCCTAACATTGTTCCAATAACTAGTATAGTTACAGAAGGCGAAGTTACACTATTGCCTTGGTTAGTTGGTGAGGAATGGAAAACAGTAAAAGATATTAAAAGCAGATATGTGTTTGGACACTTCGAACTACCATATTTTAAAATGAATGCAATGATTGAGATGCCTGATCACGGTGAACTACAACCAAATCACTTTATTAATCAAGAATACGTATTCTCAGGACACTTCCATAAACGTCAGACAAAAGGCAATGTAACCTATATGGGTAATGCATTTCCTCACAACTATGCAGACGCATGGGATGACGAACGTGGTATGATGTTCTTAGACTGGGGAGGCACACCTGAATATAAGACTTGGCCTGGGCAACCGGTGTTTAGAACTTTTAAACTTTCGCAACTATTAGAAAAACCTGAAGATCATCTAAGAGAAAATATGTATTGTCGTGTAACAATTGATGTACAGATTACTTTTGAAGAAGCAAACTTTATTAAGGAACAATTTATTCCGCAATTTAAACTTCGTGAACTTATGTTGATTCCAGAAAAAATTGAATTTGAATCAAATGTTGATCCTATTGATGTATCATTTGAAAGTGTTGACACAATTGTGTTAAACCAGATTGAACAATTAGACAGCGAAACGTATGACAGACGTATGCTTACGGAGATATATCAAGACCTATGATAAGAATTAAAAACATCACAGTTAAAAACTTTATGAGTGTAGGTAATCAAACTCAAGCAATTGATTTTGACAAAGGAGAACTTACGCTTGTGCTAGGTGAAAACCTAGACTTAGGCGGTGACGGTAGCGGTTCTAGGAACGGCACCGGAAAAACCACTATCGTCAACGCACTAAGTTATGCAATCTTTGGCAACGCCCTTACAAATATTAAACGAGATAATCTTATCAACAAGATTAACAGCAAAGGCATGTTAGTTACTATTGAGTTTGAGAAAGATAATATAAAGTATAGTATACAAAGAGGCAGAAAGCCTAATATTCTAAAGTTTACTGTTAATGGTACTGAAAAAGAACCAACAGATACCGACGAAGCACAAGGTGATAGTAGAGAAACACAAAAAGATATTGAAACACTATTTGGTATGAGTCATGATATGTTCAAACATATACTTGCGTTGAACACATACACAGAGCCTTTCTTATCAATGAAGAACAATGATCAACGTGCTATTATTGAACAATTGCTTGGTATTACTATGCTTTCTGAGAAAGCAGAAGTACTCAAAGACAAAATAAAAACGAATAGAGACGGCATCAATGCCGAAAATATAAGAATAGAAACAGTAAAAGCAAGTAATGAAAGAATTGAAGAAAATATTCAAAGCCTCGAACGTAAACAACGTATGTGGGAAGATACAAAACAACAGAATATAAAGTCATTAGATGAAAGTATTGCAGCACTTGATAAGATTGATATTGAATCAGAAATTGAAGCACACAAATGTTGGGAACGTTTTAACGATAGAAAGCGTTCGCTTGATGAAGCACAACGTTGGATGGCATCTATTACTGCTGATAATGAGAAGCAAGAAAAATTAATTACAAAACTGGATAAAGAAGTTGCAGCACTTAAGGATCATAAATGTTATGCTTGTGGACAAGATCTACATGATAGTAAACAAGATGAAATCCTTAAAGGAAAAGAAGAACTGTTGCAAGAAGCCGCACTACAGATACTAACCAACGAAACACAATATGAAGAACACGCAAGAGTCGTAAGTGATATTGGTGAACTAGAAAGTTGCCCTGCAACACAATATAATAGTGTTGAAGAAGCATACAATCATCGTAACACAGTTGAAAGTTTACAAAAAGAACTAGAACAAAAGAGAACAGATGAGAACCCATATCTTGAACAGATTGATGACTTGAAAGAAACTGCAATACAAGAAGTTAGTTTTGATACACTAAATGATCTTACAAAAGAAAAAGATCATATGGATTTCTTATACAAACTGCTTACAAATAAAGATAGTTTTGTTCGTAAAAAGATTATTGAACAGAACTTAGCATATCTAAATCAGCGGTTAACATATTACTTGTCTAGAGTAGGATTACCGCATATTGTTGAGTTTCAGAACGATTTAACGGTGATTATTACACAACTAGGACAGGACTTAGACTTTGACAACCTCAGTAGAGGAGAACGAAATAGACTCATATTAAGTCTAAGTTGGGCATTTAGAGATGTATGGGAATCTTTATATCACGGTATTAATTTATTGTTTATTGATGAACTTGTAGATAGTGGTATGGATAGTGCTGGAGTTGAAAGCAGTATTAGTATTCTTAAGAAAATGACACGTGAGCGTAATAAGAATGTATTCTTAATCTCGCACAGAGATGATTTAGCAGGGCGTGTTAATCATGTATTAAAAGTTATTAAGGAGAATGGATTTACTTCATATTCAAACGATATTGAAATAGTCCAATAATATGGCAACTGACAGTCACGACAAAATGATTGAAGCGTTCCAAAACTATTTTAAGTGGCAGGAGCGTTTTGAATATCATGGAAGTGATGAAGCAGGCATTAAGTCTCGCTTTTGGCTATCAGAGATCCGTAACTTTGCAAGTGTAAGGCGTAACGAAATACAAGATAAAAGGCAAGAAAGAAAAGAATCCAGAAAAGGCATGGTCGGTCGTCCTACTAAAGTAAGTAAGACTGATGAAGATTCCTAGTTGGACATTTGAAGGCAAAGAAATAGAAAATATTCCAAGTGAATATGAAGGCTTTATATATCTTATTACCAACAAGACTAATAATAAAAAATACATAGGCAAGAAATTAGCCAAGTTTAAAACAACTAAACCACCACTCAAAGGCAAGAAAAACAAAAGGCGCGGATACAAAGAATCAGACTGGCAAGACTATTGGGGGAGTTCCGATAGGCTACAGGCTGATGTTGAAGCACTGGGTTCACAAAACTTTACTAGAGAAATACTTTTTATGTGTCACGGTAGAGGCGAAATGTCCTATCTTGAAGCACGAGAGCAGTTTGACCGTAGAGTTTTAGAATCAGATGAATATTACAATGGCATTATAAACGTTAGAGTAGGCGGTTCAGACAAATTGCGCAAGGCACTCCTAGAACGACACATCAAAACCAAGGCTTAACTTAATTTACATAGCAACACTGTTTGGTCGAGGCTGCTCGACCCATCTTGAGGATATGTGCGATACCATATTCGGATACTGGTGCGTTGCAAGGACAATACTAACTTAGGTATAAAAGATTGTGGCTCTGAGAAAAAGCAACCACAGAGTAAGTGATTTCGACTGTTTGGGATTAACTGCTTTCCGCGTATTATGCGAATGCTGAAGTAGGGGGTATGCGGTACGCCGCCTCCGTACATACTATATGTAATCTTCTTAAACAGAGTGGTGATGCTAACTCACATGAAGCTCAACAAACCAATTCGCCCGGCAACGGGCGAATTGTGGCTCTACTATCTACATGATGCTAACAAAATTACTTCGTAATTGTTGTAATCATAAATAGTATGTAGGAAGAAAAAATGCATTGAGCTTTAGCGAAAATGCATAAGAGCTTTAGCTCTTACTTACAATGTAATTGAATAAATAACATTACATAACAGTTATGGAAAGATAAACAATGCGTTTAAACGAAATTCTGATTGAACAACAAGTAGATGAAGCACCACAGGGTATGCTTTCACGATTGGCCAACAAGGCAAAATCATTTGTTCCCGGTTCTACAGGACGACAAGCCAAGGGCGATTTGGAAGTAGGCAAGGAAGCAAACTGGCTTAAAAAGCAATTTGACGTATATCTGGGCAAGGTTAGAAAACCAGCAAGTCCACAACTGGTAATAGATTTCTTAAGAAAAAACAACTATCCTACGGGCGATGCAGAACAGGAAATGACCAAAGTAACTACAGGTCAAAAAGTTGGCGGAGCCGCAGGCGCAGTAGCAAAAGGTACTGCAAAAGCCGTTGGAGCAGTAGGCAAAGGTATAGCAGGTGTTGCTAAAGGTGCTGTAGGAGGTGTTCAAAACACTTTGAAAAAGATTAACCAAGTTAATCCAAATGATGCTGCAGATGCTAACGCAAAGCAACCAGCAGATGCTAACGCACAAAAGCCTAACACTCAAGCAGCAACAACTGATCCTAAAGCAACAACACAACCTGCTGCAAATCCAGATGCTAATTTACAAATTAAAGGTGCTAAGAAAAAAATTCCTGCACCTAGCGAAAAACAAGTAGTAAATCAGTCTATTGATTGGAGTGAAGCAGAATTTATATTTGAAGATGCTGCTGCTGTTTCTCTATCAGGAGGACAGTTGGATAACATATTCATGGCTGCGGTAAGACAGGCAATTGCACGTGATGAAGGTGGGCAAGCAGATCAAGGAACAGGAGTTGCTCCAGCAGATGCACAACAGGGCGGACTAAAAGGTGCTGCACAAAGCGGCGCAGATAAATTTAAAAAACCTGGTGCAAGTTTACCACCGGAACTGCAGGCAAAATTAGAAATGCTTCCTGCTAGAGACAAACAACAACTATTGAAGATGCTATAACATGAGATTAGAACAGTTACAAAAAAAATATATTACTGAAGGGTGGAATGATCCTCAAATGCTATTGTTAGAACAAAAGGCAATTAATCCTTTTGTAAGCAATGTAGAACGTATTGTTCTTGAAGCAGAATTAACAGCAGATCAAATTAAACAGGTATTTGCAAATGTAGAACAGGGTGCAACTGCTGCAGGCGGAAATAGAACCGCAGTAGGTAAAGGTACAGATGCAGTTAAAAATGCAGCAGGTGCAATCAAAGCAGAAATAGACAAACTAGGCAGTGCAATTAAAAATACAGGTCCAGTTCAAAATATAGATGCCAAGTTTAAAGAATTAAAAACAAAAATTGGCGAAAAAGATTCAAAAGTAGTAGGTGCTGTAAAAGCAGTTAGTGACTGGGCAAAAGAAAATCCAGGCAAAGCAAGTATTGCTGTTGCTATTCTTACATCAGCCGCTGCACTAGCAGGTGGGCCACTAGGTGGTGCAGTTGCTGGTTTCCTTGCTCGTGCTACAAAAGATATTCTACAAGGTAAAGATCTTTCTACAGCAATTGGTAAGTCAGCAATGACTGGTGCTGTTGGTGCTGGTATTGGTGCTGGTATTGGAATAATTGGTGACCTAGTAGATCCGGATGTTGCACAAGTAATGATCGCAAGTGACGGACAATCAATTGATGTAAGTGGGCTGAAAGGAATGGCAGCCACAAAACTTGGAGATCTTGCTCAAGATGCAGCAGAGGATCTGCTTAAAGCACAAAACGCATTAGAAACAGCAATGCGTAATGTTTCCGGAGAAGAACTAGAAGTATTCCAAACAGAATTTGAAGAAATAAGTGGAAAAATTAATGAACTAGGTGGTAGAGATGCACTTGCTGATCACGCAGGACTTGAAGGTTCTGACTTAGCAAGAGATACTACAACTACAACTAACACTGATGTTGACAAAACAGAATTACCAGGAGATGATGGAGAGTATGGTGATCAAGATTCAGGCACACCTGACGGCGGTGCACAGAATGCGTCAACTGTTGAAACTGTAGCAGCAGAACCTGTAAGTGCTGATCAACTAAAAGACGCAGGTATTAATTTTGATACAGAGCCAAACATTAGTCCTGAAGTTAAAGCGTGGGCAGAAACAAAAGGAATTGATCCTGATCAGTTGCAGAAGATGTTCCAGATGGAAAAAGGAATGGCTGATGCAGGATTTTTGGAAACAAATATCTCTGCAAACAACGAATCAGCATCGGCTTGGACTGGCGACAAACCAACGTTGTCAACAACTACATTACCAGACGGCGCAGAAATACAAGTTGGCAAACAATTTACATCTGAAATTGAAAGTAGTGTAGGAGGCATCGAACCTCCTATTAAGTTTAGTAGCACAACAAGTATTACAGGTGTTGATGCTAACGGCGATGCTGTATTTTCAAACACTTCAGTAACTACTATGCCATCACACCCATTATGGGATCAACTTAACAAGGTAGACTTATCACCAGAAGATGAACAACAACTTTTTGATTTTTTGAACCAGTATTCCGGTACGCAAGTGGATTCAAAAGCAGGCATCGCTACTATCATTGATACATTCAAACAGGATCTTGCTAAATCAATTGGTGCAGCAGCCGCAGCAGTAGCAATGGGTATTGCACTACAAGATAAAAAAGTTGTTCCGGCGGATGCAAAACCAGCACAAGAATCAATAAATTATAAAGTTAAAAAGTTAAGTGAAGGACAGATTTACATGCTGTTCAACAGAGTTCAAACTGTAAACACACATATGTTAGAAAACAAATTGATGTTTGAAAGTGTGTTTGATGCAGTATCACATTACCATAGACAGAATTTAAATGAAGGTCCTATGGATGCAATCAAAGGCGCAGCAAGTAAAGTAGGCGGCGCTCTTAAAACAGGAGCCAAAGCAGCAGGCAGCGCAATCAGTGGAGCAGCAAAACAAGTTACTACAAAAGTCACAGCAGAAAAATTAAACACTGCATGGAAAAAAGCAGGTTCTCCTACAGACAGTGCAGCAGTTTACGATGTAATTAAAGGACTAGGTGTTGCAGACGATGTTATTAAAGGCACTTATGATTCTATGAAGATTGAAGTTCCGGCGGCAACTGATGCACCGGACGCTGACAAAGATGCTAATGCAGCAGCTCAATCAACAGTTGATCCGAATGCAACAACAGCAGGCGATGCAGGTGATCAAGCAACAGATACACCAGCACCTGGATCAGCAGGCGCAGAAGCACCAACAGGGGATACTGCTACATCTAGTACTGATCCAGCAACAGGTAACGCTACATTAAGCAAAAATGAAAGATATGTTTTACAAAAAAATGCAAATGATGAAACTAAAGTAGATATTATTGATAAGCAAACTAGTAAGCCTGTTAAAGGTGGTGTTGCTCTTGCTCCTGAAAAAGCAGAACCTATGAGCGATAACATGAATAAAGAAGCAGGTGCATTTACACCAAAAGGCGAAAGATACACAATGCAACCAAGTGCTGTAGATCCTAAGAAATTTGATGTTGTAGATGCCCAAACTGATAAACCTATCAAAGGTGGAGCAAATGTTGAACCAGGAGCAGCAGAAGAACTAAGTGATAAAATGAATTCTCAAACGTCAACTTCTACAGCAACTGATACTACAGCAACTGATACTACAGCAACAGATACATCGACTACAGATGGTGCCGCAAACGCGAATACAGCGTCAACAAGCGGCGATACTGGCACAGATGCTACAACTACACCACAGGATCAAGTAGACGCAAACAACGACGGATTAGACGATAAAACAGGTAATCCAATGTCTGATACCAGAGGTGGCGGTCAAGGACAGAATACAGCAGCACCAAGTGGTGCAACTGCTACTCCAGTAGATATAAATGCGCTTGCTAATGAACTCAAAAAATTAAATCCACAACAGATTGCGGACGCTAAAAAATTACTTGCTGCCTAGAAGAAAGGCAAATTGGTTTTCTTGGTAGTTTCTAAATTTTCTTTGATTATTTCGCCCACAATTTCTCGCTCTTCTTGGCCAAGGTGCATTCCTTCGCTGTAACTGAGGCCACGCATATACCAGCACATCTTCAAGACTTCCTTCTTGATTGCCCTCGCCTCTTTATCTAATTTTTCTACTTCTAGCAAGATCTCCGGCAAGGATAATCTTAAGACCTTGCTCCGAAAAAATCCGCTTGATCCATAGTGACATTAATGTCAAATATGTGTTCGCATTTATCGCATTTTGAATTTTTAACTTTAAGATCAAGTTGTGCTTTCATGGCATTAAGTCCCTGAGACAGTGCTTCAAAGATCTCCTTGTTGGAATTAAGAATAAAATCTTTTATTTGTGCAACATCTGTTTCTGAACCATTCGGCGTGTCGATCTGTTTTACAACATCTGCAATATTTTCAACAGTTAGTTCAGTTAGTCTAACAAAACTAACACCAAACCTATCAACCTTTTCTTCATCGGACATATCTTTATCATTTACAATATTAAAGATTTTTTCTTGTTCAATTCTAGCTAACGTTTTTTTTGTAAATTCCTTATAGGTGTATGGACGAATGTGGAATGTAAGTTCACCTACGGTCATTACTTTATTATAATTGAATTGTGCCAATTCTTCTAGATAGTTTGTAAGTTTGAAACCATAACGCTGTTCTTCCTTGCAGGCAGGACAGTTAGTATCAATATCCATCTCCTCACCATATGTTGCAATTCTAATAGCAACTAATATAGCGTCAAGGTCGACGGTTGGCATTTGCCAAGGATCCTTAATTGACGGAATACAACTGTTAATCACTGCCACTGTGGATTGACCACTTAGTAGTGCATCAGGTGTTTTGAACATTAGTTCATCTTTTGCTGTCATTGAGTATACAGCATACTTTCCGTCCTCGCTTGTGTCCAAGGCGCCTTGCGGGTAAAATTGGCCACCACTTGGCAGGCTCATATAAATTTTAGGTTGTCTGTAATAAGCAGACAACGGACTGCTTTTAGCACTAGCGGGTTCCACGCTAGGAGCAGTATTTGTTGTTATGTCTACCTTTGGTAGTTCCATGTTTTCGTCCATCTTTATCTCCGATAAATAATATATAATTGTATATTGACAAATGTATTTATATGCGTATATTTCTGGAGAAACTAATTAATGGCTGACGTAACAGGACAATTTGGACAAGAAGACATTGTTCTCAATAATGCTGCGACTGAAGCAACATTAAAACAACTATTATCAGCAATGAATATAGTTGCAGCCAAGTCTGCAAAGGATTTCAAGAGCCAGGAAGAACTAGAAGCAGCACTGGGAGATCTTGCCAAAAAGACCAAAACAGCGGCAGCAAACGGCAAAAAGTTTACTCAATCCACTCTAAGAGCATATAAAGCACAGGAACAAAATACCGACTCGGTAGAAGACAACACAAAAGCATACAATAACGCCGTAAAAGGATTAAGCGATTTTAGAGATAACGCTAGGAAAGCAGCAGCATCTATTGTAAGCCTTATTAATAAAGTAAGTAGCGCAGCAGATTCCGTTAGAGGAATGGATGGTTCTATTGGTAGTGCTGTAGGTGCATTAGGCCAACTTCCATTAGGAGTTGGAGACGTCATCAAAGGCGTATTTGCACCAGTTGCCGGCGCAGTTGATCAAACTCATCAAGCATTTTTAGAAGCAAGTTCAGTAGGTGCTAACTTTGGTGGTAACATGAGAAACATGTTAAAAGCCTCAGCAGGCGCAGGTTTATCACTTTCAGAGTTTACAGGAATACTTAAAGGTAATTCAGAAGCATTAATGTTCTTAGGCGGAAGCACTGATGAAGGTGCCAAACGTCTTGCCAAACTGGGTAAAGACATTAGAAACACTCCACTTGCAGCAGACCTTGCTAGATTAGGATTTAGTACAGCAGACATTAACGAAGGATTCGCAGACTATTCCAAGATGTTGGCAAAGAATGGAAGACTGCAAGGCAAGTCTGATGCAGATCTAATTTCAGGCACACACGCATACTTGAAGAACTTAGATGCTGTCAGTAAGTTAACAGGTAAGAGCAAAGACGCATTACAGGCCGAAGACGACGCTAGACAGGCAGATGCACAGTACAGAATTATGATGTCTAAACTAGATGATGAAGGCCAGAAAAATATGAAGGCGTTGATGGATAGTATTCCTAAACAACACCAAGCAGGTCTTAAAGAAATCTTAGCCACAGGTACTGCAACTACTGATGCTGGTATTCAAGTAATGGCTTACTTGAAACAATCAGGTACTAGTGCTCAAGAGTTGTTCAAAACAATGAACAACACAGGAACTCTAACTACTGATCAAGCAACAAACCTTAACGCACTATACCAAAAAGAAGCAGCAGAATTTGCTAAGAGTCCATTAGCAGAAACACTAGCGAAATTTGATCCAAACGCAGAGGCTTTTGTTGTAGGTGTTTTAGATGTTGCAGCAAGAACAAAAACCCTTGCAGAAGTAATAGCAGAAAATGAGGCAAAATTAAAAACTATTGCAGAAAAGCCGCCACCGGATCTCATCGACCCTGCCACTGTTCAAGAGTTTAAACAGAACATCAATGATAAAGCAATACAGATGACTGAAGCACTTGCATCTGTTAATTTAGAC